TGGGAGAGATAGAGCTGGAGAGAATATGAGAAGATATGCGAGTCAGATTCTAAATGATGGATTAAGAGAATTTGATGCCCAAGTAAATGCAAAAAAGGCATTAGACGCAGGATTAGAATATGTAAAATATTCCGGTGATATTATTCCTACAACTAGATCAATTTGTAGAAATGTAATTAATGGTGTATATAGTAAGCGTGCTGGTAATATATTTACAGTTGATGAAGTCAGAAAAATTTGGGCTACATCTTGGAAAGGTAAAAAACCTGGAGATCCATTTATAGTTAGAGGTGGGTATAACTGCCGTCATCAATGGAGTTATGTAAATATAGATTGGTACGATAAAAACGGACAATTAATAATATAGGAGCAATAATGTCAGAAGAGCAAAAGGTTAATCAACCGAAAAATGATGTTCAGGAAGCTGAAGTAAAACAAACTGAAACTGATAATAAACCTCAACCTCAATTCACTCAAGAACAACTTGATAATATTATCAAACAAAGACTAGAAGCTGAAAAAGCAAAGAATGAAAGAAATCTAGCCGAGATGAAAGCGAAAGAGGAAGAAGCTCAAAAAGAAAAAGCAATCAAGGAAGCTAAAACAAAAGCAGATCTTGAAAAATTGATGCAAGAGAGAATCGCATCAAAAGAAGCTGAAATCTTAAAATATAAAAATGAGATCAAGAAGGAAAGAATAGATAATTCATTATTATCTGTTGCATCTAAAAATAATGCTATCAATCCTCAACAAGTAGTAGATCTTATTAAAAATCAAGTAAGATTAAGCGATGATAATCGTATAGAGATACTTGATAATAATAATAATATTCGCTATAACACAAAAGGAGAGTTGTTTAGCATAGAAGATCGTGTTAAAGAATTTCTAGAGGCGAACCCACATTTTTCCGTAAGTGGTAAATCTGGTACAGGAAGCCAGAGTTCTGTCGGTGGTAAAACTGTAAAACCTTTTAATATTCAGGATTTAGATATGAGCAAGGAAGAAGATCGTAAACGATATGCAGAATATCGTAAACAACGAGATTCTAAACCAGTTCAAATTAATTTAACAAATAAATAAACGGAGATAAAACACAATGGCAAACGAAGTAACAAGTAGCTCGGTTTCAGAATTATACACAGAAATCGTAGCAGAAGCATTATTCGTAGCAAGTGAACAATCTATAATGAGACCACTTGTACGAAATTATGCAGTTGCTGGTGGGGGTAAAAGCGTAGAGGTGCCCATTTATAGCACGGTTTCAGCCGCAGCAGTAAATGAAGCAACTGATCTTTCCAACACGGCAATAGATCCGACTTCAGTAACAATAACTTGTTCTGAAAACGGCGTAATGACGACGCTAACAGACCTAGCAAGGCAATCAGCTCCAAGAAATGTAGCTGGTGATATTGGTAGATTGTTTGGTGAAGCAATTGCAAAGAAACAAGATTTAGACTTAACAGCTCTATTTGATGGTTTCTCAAACACAGTTGGTTCAACAGCGGCGGCAGTAACAGTAGAACACTTCTTTCAAGCAATCGCAACATTAAGAAGAAACAATGTGCCTTTAAATGATGTAGTAGCAGTATTCCATCCGGATATTGCTTACGATCTTAAAAAAGGAATCACAAACACATTTGCAACTTCCGGAAATGTTTCTGATCTTGCAAACGAAGCACTAAGAAATGGTTTCATTGGAAGTTTAGGTGGAATCAGAATCTTTGAAACTTCAAACATCGCTAACACAGGAAACGCAGGTGATTACAAATCAGCTATGTTCCACAGAGATGCTTTAGGAATGGCTATGATGCAAGACCTAAAAATTGAAACTCAAAGAGATGCTTCTTTAAGAGCAGATGAGATTGTAGCAACAGCAGTTTATGGTGTAGGTGAATTACACGATACTTATGGTGTTGAAATACAAGGTGATTCTAGTATAGTAAGCTAATAATCATATTCTTATGGGCGAGAAATCGCCCATAGGAGCTAGGAGATAAAATGGAGAATATAGAATTAACAAACGGCAAAAAAACAATTGTTAGATCTAAACAACAATATGAAGCTAACAAAAAACAATTTGAATCAAGAGGATTCAAAGTTAAAAAAAATATCAAAGAAAAAATTGTAGAAGTAGTAAAACCAAAGAAGAAGAAAAATGTTAAAAAAACTAAAAAAAGCAGTAAGAAAAATGTGGAATAAGTATGTTGAATGGTTATTCAAAGGTGCTGAATAATGTCTAATTTTACTGGAGCAAATGTTATAACTGCAAGTGATGTCACTAAATATCAACCTGATATTTTTGGATTTGGTATTGCATCAACTGATACTGAAGCTACGAATTTTTTTTCCCAAACAACGAATGATATTTTAAGACAGTTAAGAGTAGAATGGTGGCCTACTTATAAGATGAATGTCTATACTGATATTACAGTTCTAAATACTAATGAAATGGTTAACACAAAAGTTAATTTAGATCAGTTTGAAAGAGCTGGTGTTTATCTTTTTATTGGAAGATTTATGGCTCCAGCTTTAACTAAATTTAGACCTGAAGCTGATAAAGACAGATTTGAAAGAATGGGTGAATATTATATGTCAGAATATAATAAGGAATGGCAATCAATATTAGAAGATGGAGTTGAATACGATACAACAGGAGACGGTACAATAGTCAAAAACGAAAGAGAACCTTTACACGGCTCAAATAGATTAATTAGATAATGGCAGTTAATGTTATTATAAAAACAAATGCAAAATCTGTTCAGAAAAACTTTGATAGATTCTTTAGAAGATTTCCATCAATAACTAGAAAAGGATTAGCTCAAGCTAGTTTCCAATTACAAGAGATAATCAAAGAACTTACAAGAAAAGGCATTGATATTAACAGAAGAAGATTTGCTCCATATTCAGATTCATATTTAAAAAGATTACAAAAAGAAGGTAAATCAACTAGAGTAGATCTCCGGTATTCAAATGAAATGATGGATAGTATAACAGGAAAAGTACATAGTAATAGAAAAGCAACTGTCTTTTTTAATAGAGGAGCTACAAGAAAAAGAGCATTATTTAATCAAGTTTTAAATGAACCAAAAAGAATATTTTTTGGGTTTAATAATAGAACAGAAAAGATTATACAGAAACAATTTGTAAGATTTATGGAAAAAGAAATTAGGAAAATGAGAATATGAGTGTACGAGAGAATATAGCTTCTAATATAGCTTCAACAATAAGTGGTATTACAAGTCCTTCAATTAAAAAGGTTACTAGACAACCTTTTGATATTGATGAATTATCAGATAAACAATATCCAGCAGTTATAGTTCAAACAAGCGAAGAAACTCGTGAGGATATTGAAATGGGTGATGGAGCTAAAACAAGACAAGGTACGATTGATTTTGTTATTAGTGGATTTGTAAAGGGAGCAGAGTCTAATATTGACACATTAAGAAATCAATTAATCAGTAGTATTGAATCCGAGCTAGAAAATGATATTACTAGATCTAACAATGCATTAGATACTGAAGTTGTTAGTGTTGAAACTGATGAAGGAACTTTATTTCCGATTGGTGGCATTAGAATGACAATTAGATGTATGTATGTATTTCAATCAGGAACACCGTAATAAGAGAGGATAAAATGGCAAACAAAGATAAAATCATAGAAAAGATAGAAAAAAAGATAGATAAAATAGAACAACTTCACGACAAAGAAAGTATGCTTTGCGAAGAAGTCAAAGATATGTTAAACGAAATGAAAGAAGAAGTCGTTGAAGAATCAGAATCAGACGATTGGGATGATGAAGAAGAATTTGACGATGACGAAGAAAAAGAGTAAAACAATTTAATAGGAGAATAAAATGGCAGTACATCACGGAAAAGAAGGACAAGTTGCTATCGGTGGAACAGCAGTAGGAGAATTAACTTCTTTCACTTTAGAAACAACAGGAGATGTTGTTGAGTCAACTAAAATGGAAGATGCGGCGAAATCTTTTATAGCTGGAAGAACATCATTTTCAGGAACTTTAGAAATGCATTTTGACGAAACTGATAGTGGTCAAACACAATTAGTATCAGGTGCATCTTTAACTTTCAAATTATTACCTGAAGGAAGTTCTGCTGGTGACAGAAAATTTGAAGGAGCTGGTATAGTTACAGGAATGTCAGTTAATCAACCTTTAGATGGCGTTGTTGCTAGATCAGTTACTTTTCAAGGCACTGGTGCTTTAACGATTGGAACAGAATAATAATTTATGTCAATAATTGATAGAGCTAAATCTCATTTTGAGAGTTTAGGAGTACAATCTATTGAGATTGAAGAATGGAAAGATGATGAAGGTAAACCTAGTA